GGGTTGAGGAGCTCGGCAAGAAGGCCGGTCGGTTCTTCATCAAGCGGATGCGCGAGGGCACGACAACGGCCAACGACATCATCGCCTACCTGCGCCAGCTGGAGAGCACCCACGGCTTCAAGCCTGACTTCGTCATCGTCGACTACCTTGACATCATGGCGCCGGTCAGCAAAGCCGGCATCGGCGACAACATGTTTTTGAAAGACAAGGCAGTGGCCGAGGAGGTGCGGGCAATTGGCTTCGACTTCAACTGCGTCATGATCTCAGCGAGTCAACTTGGTCGAGCTGCAATTGAACAATCGCGCGACGGCAAGGCCCTTGGCCAGGACCACATCCAGGGCGGTATTTCGAAAATCAATACGAGTGATTTGACAATCGCACTCGTCAAAACAGAGGCCATGGACCAGGCCGGCGAATATCGCTTCGAGTTCCTAAAATCTCGCAATTCAGGCGCCGTAAATAAGCACGTCATGTTGCGTTGGGACCCCGTTAGCCTACGGATTACCGACGGTACCAGCCTGACACTGAAACGCAAGCCGTTAACGGCAACGAGCACCAAGGTCCAGGAAGTTCGTCCTGGCCAAACGCAAACCAGGTCGTTGTCCGACCTGTTGTCTAACCCCAAAGGAGAGTAACCCATGGAAGCACCCCGCACCTTCACCCTCGACGGCATCTCGTACGACGTCGAGCAGTTCAGCCCTGGCGTCCAACAGGCCATCGGCATCTACCACCACTTCAACAACCAGCTGTCGGTCGAGCGGCTTGCAGTTATTAAGACCGAGGCCGCCCTGGCCTCGGTTGGTAAGCAGATCGCCGAGGCTGCCAGCAAGGAGCTGGAGGCCAAGCGCCAAGCAGCTGCGGCACCGCAGGAGCCCGCAAACGACCCTGAGGCCTAAATAGCCGACTAGCACCCTGCCGACTATCATCCATGGCCATTACCCACCTCGACGACCTGCCGGTTGACCGGTTCATCGCCGCTATCAAGAACTTGTCCAAGATGACAGGCACCGAAAAGCTTGATGGAGCCAGTCTGTGGGTAGGCGTGGATGAGAGCGGCAAGCTCTTTACGTCCCGCGAAGGCAAGCGGCGCGGCAAGCGGTTCTACAAGGCCGCCGACTTCGCCAACGTGGCGGCACACAACCAATTCAGAGCGGCCCACACCGCTCTGGAGAAGAAGGCCGAGGACATCAAGCGCCTCGTCCCAGCCGGGGCCATGGTGGAGCTGGAGGTGCTGCACGGCCGCCAACCAAACACGGTCACGTATGGGGCTGGTGGGCTTAGCTACATCGCGATCCTGCGGCCCGTTGAGGGCACCTCGGCAGCAGTTGTCCAGCAGCTGGCCAACGCGCTCGATAACACCGAGGTGACGGTGACGTTTACCGAGGTTGGTAGCGCAGACGGGCACCAGCTAGATAGCCGCGACAGCTCATCAACCTTCAGGTTCACCAAGGCCAAACGCGTTGATCTCAACAAGCTGGCAGATCTGCAGCTGGACAGCAAGCTCCAGGCGCTGGAGGACTACTTGCTAACAGCCGTCGACGGTGATGTCACCGCCGGGGACCTGGTCACCAAGCGCATTACCGAGTTTCCAAAGGACGAGCAGGAGCGCCTCAAGAAGGTGCGAGCCGAGGTGCTGAGCCGGGTTCGTACCGAGTTCAAGCTGCCGATCAAGCGCGAGCTCCTGGATGAGCTCGTTTCTGGAAAGGGCTCTACGTTAACTGCTGATGACACAGAGGACGGTGAGCACGTTGGCATCGAGGGGATCGTGTTCGAGGATCCCAACACTGGGGAGCTCGTCAAGCTTGTTGACAAGGACGCGTTCACTACTGTCAACCTGTTCAACCAGGCGATGCGTGGCACCATCAGCGGCCTGGTACGCACCACCGATCCAGATGCGCCCATCGAGGCACGCGGCGGTCTCATTGGAACGACCCGGCTGAAGATCGCCGAGACCCTGGGCAACATCGATCTTGCCAGGACGGCAGGCGCCAAGCGCGCTCTGGAGAACGTGCGCGGCAAGGACGCGAACGAGACGGTTAACAACCTGGCAAAGGCCATGGGCGTCAGCGACTACCAGGCAACCAAGCGGCTCATCCTGCGCGACATCAGCCTGGCTGCCAAGGCGCTGGCTGAGGTGCTCGACCAGTTCAAACAGCACCAAGATGGTTACCGCCTGACCCTCAAAGATGGTCGCACCGTCGGGCTATCGAAGGAGACCGTCAAGCAGACACTAGCCGCCTTTGCCGAGGGGCGACAGCAGCTGCAGAAGCTGTTCGACGGGGTCAAGCAGGCTAAGACCCTGCCACAGCTGCTGGCCACCCTGTATGGCCAGCACGCCGTTGCCATCTTTGCTCCCAAGGACGAGGAGGTGGCCGGTGAGGTGCAGCCGGGAAAACTGCAGGAGGGCAGCAGCCCTCCTGACGTGCTACTGGAACGCCGGGACGCCACCGACAGGAACAACTACAAGGACAAGGACGCCTGGACGGTAATGAACACCTACCTGGCCACGCTGTTCACCGCGTTTTTGATTATTCAGGTGCACGACGTGCCCGGTATCAGGCAGCTGCGCGACAAGCCAAACTACCGCCTGCGTCGCTGGGACAAGGGCATGAGCCTGCCCAACTTCTGGGGCTATCCGGTCTGGCGCTCAACCAAGACTGATCTCAAGAAACTACTTGGTCCTAAGGTGGCCGGTGAGCTATTTCGATGGACGCGGCGGGTACCTGATCAGTGGTGGAAGTTTCTTCACATGGACGTGTCCTTTGGTAAGGACACCCCGATCAACTGGGCGGACCACGACCGCACCCTCAAGCTGCTGCTACAGGCCTCAGCGCTCAACACAAATCGCCTAAATAGGCTTTTGAGCGGAGCCATTACCTACCAGGGCATGACGCTGAGTGACAAGATGCAGCACGTCCAACGGCTGTACATGTATGCCCAGCAGTTTATCCCCGGTACGCAGCTGTTTATGCGGCTGCGTACGGTGGCTGCAAACATTGCCGTCAACGCTAGCGGCCAAGGACATGAGCTGATGGAACACGGGCTGTTGAAACTGCTGGAAGATGGAGAGACTGGTAACGCAGGTGCTGCCAGTCAGGCTGGCGTGCCGCTTGTTGGTACCCAGACACACGACGTGGCAACAACCAGCTCGAGCATTGCCGCGCTGCCAACACGGCTGTTCAAAGTTGAAAAACGCAAGCGCAACAAGAACCTGTCGTTCAAGATGTTTGCGCGGCCTACAGGAGCTACAAAGTGAAATTTCTTTCCCAGCTGACCGACGTCAAGGCGACCGATGCCGGCTCCGGCGACGTGGTTGACAAGGCACAGAGCGACATCAAGTTCTCGATGATGCGCAGCGCGTTAAGCGCCGGCAACGCCAACACAGCCGACATTGGCAGCTACCTTGATAAGGCCCACGAGATCAACGATGAGGTGGACACCGTCGCCTTTGGTCTAGAGACCGATGATGGTGAGATCGTTAAGGTCTACGTCAACGTTGACCAGGCTACCGAATTTGAACAGGCGATGAGCCAGCTTCTCGGCCTTGAGGACGACGTTGAGAACGCTATCAACGAGCTGGCCTTGAAGTTTGACATCGTTGACGTGGTTTGGCCAGCACCCGAAGATGGTGAGCCCACCGAGGACGAGGATGAAGATGAGGCACTTGGCCTCGATGACGCGGCCGACCTGCTTGGGGATTTTGACCAAGAGGACAATGAGCAACCCACCACACCACCAACAGATCTTGAGGAACAGACCATGAGCATCGGCAGCAAATTTCTACAACGTGTCACCGAGGCAAAGCAGCCTACCGACCGCACCAAGGACGGCTTCGACATCCCGCTGGACACCGTAGCACGTGCAATGGAGAGCACGTTTGTGCGGCCGCTGGAGCGCCAGCTGCTCGGGGCGCTGGTGATGGCCGGCGCCACTGGCAAGTACCTGCGTCAGTTTGATGGCAGCACGACTATTGAGGGCGCGGCCGATGAGCTGCGGCGCGATGCGACGATGCGACGTGCCTTCCTGCGCTTCTTTAAGGCGCTGGCTACGGCCAAGGGCTACGGTGTGCCGGCTGAGGAGGTCGCAGAGGGCAAGTTGAACGAGGCCAAGCTGATGCGTGGTTCCGTGCTGCAGAAGATCCTTGAGATGGTGCTAGTTCGTCTTGGCATGCCGGAAGAACTGGTGCTGACTACTGGCCCTGCTGTTATCGGCACCAGCCTGTACCGCACTGCCAAGCTGATCGACAGCGACTCCACCCTAGAAACCGCCCTGCGCAACCTGGCCCGCGTCATGGGCGTGAAGACGTCGGATGTCGCTGGTGACATGGAGGAGTCCCCGATCAAGGAGGCCGTCGGCAACGAGCTCGACATCCGCGCCAAGACGCAGTTCGCGACCAACGTCGAGACGATCCTGAACGGCTTCGGCATCACCAAGAGCATGTTCAGCGCCCGAGGGCTGCAGGAGCTCAACCGCCTGATGACCGCGCCTGATGTCAGCATGACGTCCAAGAACGGCCAGCTGAAGCGCTTCATCCAGACCATGGGGTTTACCCCGATCGATGCCGAGACCCCGCCCAACAGCGCCCCGGTCAACAGCTCCACCAACGCAGGCACGATCAAGCGATGATCCGCCGGGGGTGGTTGTTGGAGCAGACCAAGCCAAATGAAGGCTCGGTTGGCCCGGCTGTCGCTGACGGCTGGGCAGTAGCTGAGCTCGGTCCACAGGGTGTCATCCTGTCGACCGACGGGTTTGTTATTCGCTTCGATCCGACTACCCTCAACAAGCTGTTCGACATCGTGGAGAGTGGCAGCACCGGCGAGATCAAGGACCACCGCGGCAGCGTGGTGTTCATCGAGGTCACCGACGCCGGCATCGTTCTCAGCCGACAGAACGACGACACCTTCCCAGCAGGCGTGCTGCTAGACGAGAAGGTGCTAAAGCAGCTCGGCATCGAGGAACACGAGGCGCTGCTGCCGAGTGTTGTTGGCGATAATGACGAGCCGGCTGAAACAGGTGGCGGTGCCATCATCAACGGCAACGATCTGGAGCTGGAGGAGGGCATCAAGCCGGCCTTCAGGCGCGCAGGTCGCAAGATCAAGCGTGGGTACCGTGTCACCTCGGGTCGACGCAAGGGCCGGGTTGTGGCAAATCCTAAGACGGCCTTCAAGCCGCCCGCTAAGGCTCGAACTCGAATCAAGCTGAAGCTGGCAGCACGAAAGAAGAAGTTGGTACGATGGCTAAAGGCCAAGCGCACCAGAGCCAAGCCAGTTAGCATCAGGTTGCGCCGTCTCAACAAGACCTGAGAGGCACATGTTTCCATATCAAGAGTTAGCGACCGAGTACTGCTCAGTCGGGCGGTTCTACATCCTACCGGATGGCACCAGTCTGCCATCTATCACAACCGTGCTGAGCAACACTGAGCCGCCAGAGAAGGCGGCGGCGCTGCAAGCCTGGAAGGATCGTTTAGGGCCAGAGGAAGCTGCAAGGCAGTCCAAGGAGGCGACCGACCACGGCACCGCCCTGCACTGGCTAGTTGAGCGCCACCTCGGTGGCACGCCAGCAGAACAGCTGGAGCCGACCGAGCGTGATCTGGGCGCGTTCAACAGCCTCAAACCAAAGCTCGCCAAGGTAGAGCCGTGGGGCCTTGAGAAGGTGCTGTACTCGACCAAGCTACGCATCGCTGGTCGCACCGATTGCATTGGCTTGTACAAGGGCGTACCGAGCATCCTGGACTGGAAGACGTCCAAACGAATCAAGCACGACATCGACAGCTACAAGCTGCAGCTGTGCTTCTATGCACACGCTCACAACGAGCTGTACGGGACCGACATCCAGCAGGGGGTGATCCTGATGGCGAGCGACGGATTTCCGCAGGAGTGGGTAATTGACCTTTCACAGTACCTACCGGATCTGCTAAATAGGACTGATCAGTTTTGGGCGCACCTTGATGCGCTGCTATCGGAGTAACCATGGCAAAAATTGTTGTGTTGGCCCAGGCCGACGTTCCTGATGACGAGCTGAAGAGCCTCGTTGACGCCGGCCACGAGGTGACCGTGCTGCACCCGCAGAAGGCCTCTGTGTTTGCCCTGATGAAGGGTCTTGGTGGTTCGTTGACCGACGAGGAACCCGAGGATTCAGACACTGAAGAGCAGGAAGAGCCCGAGGACAAGAAGAGCAAAAATACCGACGAGGCACCTGCTGAAGACGAGGTTCCTGCTGACGTGCCTGAAGAGGTACCGGATGACGCTGTCACCGAGCGGTATGTTCAGGTGCTGGATGTGGACGTGGCCGCTGGCCGCTCCAAGCTGGTTGAACAGCATGTTCTGTACGTACCCGAGCTCAATGGTCGCTTCTTCCAGCTAGGTGACATGGAGGTGTCTACCGCTCTCACCCGAGGCCAAGGTCGCTCGGCGTCCATGACCGTCAAGCGCGGCGGCCGTACGGAACTTCACGAAGTTCTGGTCGTTGTTGATCGTGGTCTCACCGCTCCGTTCTTCTGCATCCCAGCATGATTGTTCACAGCCCGTTCTACGTTATCGAGGACTTCGTTTCTCCAGCGACTTGTGAGCGGTTGATCGAACGCTACGGCATCACCGTGCCATCGCTTGGCGAGGATGACAAGCCGCTGAAACACGAGCGGTTCCTTGGGGAGAGTGACGCCCTCCAGCTCGGTAACACGCTCTCCGAGCACGTTGTTGAGCTGGAACAGCACTACGCTGGTACGATTGTCAAGGCGCCGGTGCCGCTGTTTCAACAGTACTTCGAGGATCCGACCAAGCCTTGCGAGCCGCACGGCTGTGAGAACTCTGTCTTCCTTCGGAAGAAGTGGGTCAAGCGCAAGGACATTGACCTGGTTGGATTTCTGTGGTTGAAGACCTTCAACAGCTCGGTGCCGATCGATCCCCGCTACGAGGTATACGGGGCCAAGTTGGAGTTTCCGATGTATGACTTCAGCCTGATGCCGCAACGTGGCAGCTT